ACACGCGCCCGTTTGGGTATGCAGCCCACCAGCGCACAAGGCGTTGCTCGACTGTCTCATAATTGCTTAGGTCAAAGCCCATCAGATGCCTGCCCAAACGCTTAGACGTTGTGCATGGTCATGCGCGCCACCGCGCTGTGCGTATGCCAGTTCGCCTGTGTTGCGGATAATGCCACGACGCGCAGCTGCATTCAACCGTCCTGCGATGCCCTTGGTAACAGGGAATTGATCGCCGAGGTGCTTCCAGATGTCGTCAGATGTAAAGAAACCTTTAGTTCGCGCAACGTGCAAGATTGCGGCGTCAACTTGGTTTTGTTCAGGTTTTGTCCAACGCGCATCAGCAGACGACTGTGACGCCAACATCCCTTGGATGAATGGCGCTTGTTTTCTTGCCGGCACACGGCCGTCACATACGAAATGTGTCTTGCCTTGAATGTCTGGGTAGGCGATGGTTTCTTTGCAAATCGTGCAGGTTTTCATTGTCGGAATCTCCTTGTCGGTTAGGAATGTGCTTGTAGTGCTTTGATTGCTAAATCGAGTGTAGTCACATCGTGAAGCGGCATTGGTTCTTCTAGTGATAGCGAGTTTTTCATTGCGCGCAAACGGCGAATGATGCTTGCGTGTGGGTTCGTGCTTGTGTCTGCAATCTGGTTGATTAGATCAAAGATTGCCATTTCGTGTTTTGTTGTCATTGCTTGCTCCAATACCATTTGTCGGGTTTCTTCAGTAAGTTCGCCTTGATTCCATGCACAGCCTTCACTCATTTAGTTGCACTCCATGGCCCCCAGCCGTAACCGTGTTTGTCAACGCCGTAGTTGTAAATTGCTAACGCTGCAAGCAGATTAGTTTGAGCCTGTAACAGATCATCCACCTGGGTAATAATGCCGGCATCGGTTAGCCATGGTGTCCAGAATCCGTTGATCTGCATTAGCCCACGTGAGCCCCCATTTGGATCATTTGAGTTGACACTTTGAGGTATGCAGCGCGACTCTCTAAACATCACAGACTCGAGCACGATGCGCTGATCGGCAGGCCAACCGAGGTTTACGGCTAGCGCGCTGAACTGCTCACACGCCGAGCTGTACGGGTCAATGTAAATCGTTGACGATGTGCTGGACGTGGTGGTGCTTGGTTCCAGCAAATATGGCGCTAGGGCAATAGTCCCAGACGGGCTATTAGACGCGTCAGGAGCGCCTACAGCGACCGTAAAGCCAAAAACGGTACAAAGTACTAGCCCTATGATTTTTTCTGCAAAGTAATTCATCGTTTCTCCAAAGGTATGGGCTGACCCCAAGTTGAGGTTGCCGTTCTGAATGCGATTTGTCCCAGTAGGAACTTGCCCGACTCGGGGCTGGTAAAGATCTGTACCAAGATTTCTTGGCCGTTGTCCATCACTCCTGTATAGACGCTGTAATCAACGATCTGCGGTTCAGTCATTGCCTGTCCTTTTGTCGGTACTCCGACCCTAGAACATAGATCAAGCCTTAGGTGGGATTTCCCCAAACACCTTTAAGAATGCGGCTTTTACAAAGATCACAGAGTCGGCGGCCTGTGGGGTTATCTCGATGTGAAACCAGTCGCCACCTGGTGCGCCGTGGATGGTTGGCTTGCTGTACTTCTTCCAAGACTGTCTGTCACAGCGCCATGCGCGCCCGTACGGTGCAGGGAAATAGTCAAGAATGCACTCGACGCCAAGCGTGTTTGCGTTAGCAACAACAACGTCAATAAACGAGCAAGCATTGAGGCGTCCTGCTTGTTGGTGTTTTTCGGTTTTGCGGTACGACAAGTCAACAGCTCTGCCAGTTGCGTGAACTGACAATGAGCCTGGGTTGCCGCGCATGTCGCGCACACCCCAAGACCCGTTATTCCAAACAGCGTTATTTGATGCCGCGATTGCTTGCTTAATCCATTCGTTCATGCCGGCACGTGGGCCAGCGGATGCGCCGTCGCTGTTGCCTGTGTATGGCCTTGCGTTCGGATTAGCTTTGGCTGTTGCCACGGCCGAACTTCAGGTCTTTAGGATTGAAGTAACGCAATGCTGTTGGGCAGACCGCGCCGATTGCAGCTGCCAATAATGCGGACGGGTCGGTGTTGCCTGTTACTGCTAGCGCAACTATGGCGGCGAGCATTGAGCGCCCGTATGAGGCGAGTAGGGCTTTGTCACTTGGTTTCATTTGTTGGCTCCTTGGGTTTAGATTTTAGCCCGTTTGAGGCGACAAGACCTGACAACGTGCCAGTCATAAATACCGTCAACGTGGATAGCAAATCAATAAAAGCGGCATCATTTGGTGCTTGTTTGTCTATTGGTTGGGTAACGAACATAAGCGCATACACAAAGCCAATGACGGTAATTGCAAAAACCCCTGCAAGTATGACGCCGACGACAACAATTAGTCGAGCATGTAATTCTTCAGGCTTGAGGCGTGGTCTCATAAATCAAATCCTTTGTGCACGTACCAGAGGGGTTGCATAACGGTGGTTTGCATTCGTCTTTGTCCCAGTTTTTTGGGTCTTGGCATGAGTAGCGATATGACCCGTCGTAACTGCACCCAGAGCACCCCCAGACGACAACTGCGATAAGAACGCCGAAACCAAGCAGATAACGCCAACGCATTATTCGCTAGCAGGGTTGGATGAGTTTTGTTCTAATTCTATTTGGGCAGCTTCTTCTGGTGTTGCTTCGCGCACCAAATCGTCTATTTGCACCATATAAGTCATTGTTGATTTCCTAGCTGTTGGCATAACCGTAAACCCGGATTGTTCCGCCCGTAACTGTTCCTGCTGATGTTGTCAAAGTAAACGCGGTGTAACTAGTTGCGTTATCAAGAAAACCCTGCGCTTGGTTTCTAAAATAGGTAGTGCTGCTACCCGTTGCCTCGTAGCGGACCATCGTTCGTTTAGTTGCAAAAGGGTTATCTATAACGCATTGACCCGAAAGCGCATTTGTTGAACCGTAAACAACCGATGCAAAAGAAGCACCGTTATTAACAAATGTGCTATTCAATGTTGTAGACCCGTATTGTTGGGAACTTCCTAACCAATAATATCCAGTCGTAGTTGAACCTAAAGTAAGGACTAATGAAGTGTCTGCACTAGCAACACCACCCGAAACGATCACTAAATAAGTGTCATACGTTGCGCTGAAAGCGCCAGTAACGGTGACTGACGATACGCCTGTTCCAATGGTTTGTGCTTTGATGAATTGCAGACCACCAGCTGCAGAAAAGTTGGCATTCAACGACGCTGCGGTCAGGACTTCTCCAGCGGTGTATGTGGTGAGTGGCATAGTGCTCCTATCCTAAGACATTTTCGGCGTCAAGTACGCCATAGATCAGATCATCCAATATCAACTCGTAAACAATCGTTGTTGGCGCGGTGCTGTACAGGACGCTGTGGCCTGTGCTGAAATCCAGCCGATGCTCGATGCCCTCAACGGACAGCTCTTGAGCCAACTGGGTTGTGCCGGTACCGCTAGGGAACGTCTTTTCTACGCTGATTGTGTCGCCGATGTCTACGGTTGCCAGGGTGTCTTTTTGGGCTGTGGTCAGCATCAGGAACTTGGTTGCCACGGATGTGTAGCGCGCTTCGGGTTCTGGGTTAAGCAGGTAGGACGCTGCGGTGTCAATAGATGGTTGTTCGTGTAGCAGGCTGTTTGTAATGCTTGACGTTTGAATAAAATATGTGGCAATAGAACCTGCATCGGTTGCTGTAGCGGTTTTGCCGTCTAGGGCAGTAAGCACCGATCTGTTAATTACGGAATCAGCTTCAAACGAGATGCCCACGCCATCAAACTTGTATCCTGTGCCGTCGTCGTGGAAATCGGCTACAGGCGCGCTTAACGTGTTACCAATGCGGTCTTGGAATGTAAACACGCCAGCCCTCGACATAAACACACGCCCAAACTCGGCGGTCTCGTTTATTTGGGTTATGTATTGCAGCACGTTTGTTCCTGCCGGCACGGTGTAGTTGCTGTCGTGGCCTAGGTTGACGGTGCCTGTAGCAATGTCACGCGATGCAATCGGGAAATCTACTTCTGGTAGGTCTAGGACGGTTTCTATGCGTTCGCCTGATGTTTCGGCGGTGACGTTTAGTTCGTCTAGGTAGGTTTGCGCGAGCAGGTAAAACTGATCAGCGCAATACACGGTGACGCTGTCAAGACCTCCGAGCGCAAAATTGTAGTCATAATTGATAACGAAACCAGAAAAGATTGACTCGGGCACATCGGTTGAGCTGTAACGGATTAGTCGCACTTCGCGCAATGGTGCAAGCCCAGGCTTGGCTTGCGGGGTGTCCCAATAGGGCGAGTTCTGATCAAACGGATTAAAAACCCCTGTCACGTCTTGAATGGTAAATGTCATTGTGCCGGCGCTGAACTGATCGCCCACGTCACGGCGACCGCGCCGCACATTGATGCTGACAGTCGAATCCATAACATCGGCAAACTCGGTCGTACCATCTAACACATACTCGGTGTTATCTAAAATTCCCTTTAACGGGTCATCAAGTGTGAACGCATCAACAACAAAACCTGTTGCGATCTGCAAGTCATAATTGCCTGAATCAACAACGGCTACGCCTGGCATTACGCCACCTGTAACTGCAACGGCCCAGCGCTACGCGAATAGGCGCGCAACGCGTTAACGACGCTTTCACCGATTTCGGCGCTGGTTGCAATTCCGCCTGTGACGTTAACGGTCACGTTTGCCATGCGTTCCTGAATGCCGAATTGTGCACCAGGGTTAAGCGTTGAGAGTGGTGCGTTAATCGTTTCCATGTTGGCGATTTTTTGCATTTCCCTGCTAATCGGTGCAAGCTTAGATGAGCCACCACCACCGCCACCACCGCTAGACCCTGCCGGCAAAGCAATAGACGGGATAGTCGGCATCGTTGGCAAAACCGTAGTGACCGCCCTTTGGCTCGCTTCGATTTGTTGCAGGTTGGTTGTCGGTGTCGCAACTGGGCTGTCGTTGCCGATGCCAAGCAGGCTGTTAAACGGCCTAAGAATGTTGGCCATTAGGCCAACTGCAGGGTTGATCGCAACCATGATCTTCTCAATAAAGTATCTTGCCGCGCTGTTGACACGACCAATAGAGTCAGCCAATTTGTTAAATCCGACGGCCATAGCAACAACTGCAGCTGCAGCAAGCACCAGAGGGTTGGTTTTCATTGCCACGTTTAGCGCAACGGTCGCTGCCGCTATTGAGCCGATCGCCAATGCAATGCGCGTGAACACTTGCGGGTTGTCTTGTGCCCATTGAGCAAATGCGTTCATTTTTGGTAGGACTGCTTCAAGCACCGGCAAAAATGCAGCGCCAATTGATTCTTTAGTTTCGGCAATGCTGTTCTTGAAGATCGCCATTTTTCCTGCAGCGGTTTCAGCGTTTCTTGATACTGCTCCGCCAAAGGTTCCGCCCAGCACGTCCATAATTTCGTTAAGGCTTGCGCCTTCTTTGATCATGGTTGCCATTTCTGGGGTCAATGATCGAAGCGCCTTAAAGTTGCCCTGGTACGCCTTTGCCAATGCGTCGGCCACGGTAGAGCTGTCCATCTGGAGCGCGGTGCTGATGTCCATGACAAGGTTCATGTCTTTCATGGCAATGTCAATGTCTTTGGTGCCTCGGACTAACGCCTCAAGGCTCTTGCGGTAGTCGGTGTCAGCAATGCCAGACGCTCGACTCATTGCGCTTATTTGTTCTTCAATTGCTTTAGTTTGTTTAGCGCTTGCGCCCGTCACATTTTGCAAAGTAAGCGCTAACTTGGCTTGCTCTTGCTGATCTTCCATTGCTGCTTTGGTGGCATCACCAATAGCCAATGCCAAACCGCCGAGTGCCGCAGCTGCAGGCACCGCGGCCTTCTTAATTGCAAACTGGGCTTTTTCTCCTGTGGTTTCTAACTGTTTGAATTGGGCAATAGCCTTCTTGATCCCTTTGCCATCAAACTCTGAAATGATCGGGATATTTATTGCCATTACGCGGTCTCTCTGTTCGCTTCATCCATGACGCGCTTAACCAGTTGCTCCATCTCGGACATGACATCACTTTGGCGTTGCTCGTACGCTTTCCACATTACTCGCGAACTACGGCCATAGCGTGCAGTTAGCGCACGACCCAATGAGCCAGCCATTGACGTGTCAAACATGGTGCCAGTTGCACCTTTCCATTGGATGCTGAACGTGCCCACATTTGTTGTGTTTCCGTTGTATTCCTTGATTGCCCGAGTATTGATTTTGGCTGCAATCTTCTGTTTCATCCCAGGGATCCACGGCAACATTTGAAACCCTGATCGTGTTTGCCAGTTGCGCGACATGCCAGATAGTGGCACGGCGCTAGGCACAAGTTTGTTGGCGTCGTCAATAACAGGCTGAACGATCTTCTTGTAATCTTTTGTTATTTCGCGGCGCAAAGATTTGTCAATTTTGTTGAGGGTTTTCAAGGCGTCTTTAAGTCCAACTACCTCAATTTTGGTTGATACTTCCGCCACGTTGTCACCTCTTTTTGCTTGCCTCGTTTAGAACTTTAACGACTGTTGCCAAGTCCCGTGAGTCAAACGCAATGTCGCTAGGCCACCAACCGACCGCGACCAATACTTCTGCTAGTTGGCGACGGTAGGTGCCGCGTCCGTAGGGTTTGTATCAGTCTCATCCAGTACCGGCATGATGTCGATGTCAGGGTTTTTGCTAATCCATTCGCGCCAATTGTCGCCGACTTGCTCGCCTTTGATCTTTAAGATCGTGTGCATCCAACAGCAATAATCGGAGTACAGCGG